CGTCTGTAATTCTTACAGTAACATTTTTACTACCACTTATGTTTGTAAGTTGAAGTGTTTGAAATATAGTGGTGGTCTCATTTGGACATGTATATACGATGTCTGGAGATCCTGGACCACTTGGCGTATAGAATGCATTTTTATATCTATTTGACATCCGCCTTTTCTTCTTCTTCTTTTGGTAACTCTTTTTTTAATAAATCTAAATAGTTTTTTTCAACTACATTCAATTCACTAAAATCAATAGTTAGTTGATCTTTCTTAGCTTTTATACTTTGTAATCTAGCTAAGATTAACTTACCATTGTCAGATAATTTATCGCTATCATATTCTTTTTTATCTATATTAAACTTCATGTTAAAACCCCCATCCTTCTTTGTTATCTCCACCTCCCTTAAACCATGAGTATCTATCTGATTTTTCATTTAGTTCTTGTAGGAAAGTAGAATTTAATTGATCGACTATTGACTGTATAGCTCTGTTAATTTGTTTTTGTGTTGAAGCATCGTATTCTGCTTTTGGTTCAGGTATTCTTACTACTATTTTTGCCATAATATTTTATTACACTCGTCTCGGTCCTCCAGGTCCTCCAGGTCCCATGCTTTGACCACCAACTCCTCCCCCCATGTCACCTGGTCCATTTCTATTACCTCCTTGACGATCTGACATTGAAGAGTGAGGTGATTGTCCTTGACCTAAACTACCTGTAACTTTACCTCCAGAAAAAGTAGCTCCTTGGTTACCTCCTTGAGCATCTATTTTATCTTGAAGTTCTTTTAATTTTTTCTTCTTTTCCTCTTCTTTTTTCTTCTTCTCTGCTTCTGCTTGTCTAGCTGCAAGATCTACAGCTCCTTGTTTAATTGCAGTATCTACTCTTGCTGTACGAGAAAAAGCAGACGTACCTCCTATGCCCATTGGACTTGGTCCAAAAGTTCCATAATCATAATCTCCTATTGATAAACCTGCAATTCCCTCATTGTCATCCTCATCATCCTCTTCTTTTAAAGAAAAAGAAGGAGGAGCATCAGCAGCGTATGTCTCAACACCAGGTGAAATTGCAGCAAATTCATAATCAAAAGCACCTGTTTGAGGATTTACTTTTCCTTTTACATTTTTTCCATCAAAAGTTTTTAATAAACCAGATGCATCGGTGTAAACTGTGGTTGGTACTCCATCCACCAAAACCATTCTTTCAGATGCTGGATCTAAATTACCAAATCTACCTGTTCTTGGTCCACCACCACGTTCTTCTATTTGAATAGGCATCATAGGAAGTCTTGCTGCTGGATCTGGTGGTACTATGTCTTCTGGTATAACAACTGATTTAAAATTAGTTGAATAAGGATTTGTTTCTTGATCATAATCATCAAAAATACCAGCGATGCTTGGAATTCCTCTTCTATCTAAATAGTCTAAGACATCCATATATAAAGCTGTGCTAGGTGTAAATATTGACATTATCTTCTTCCGTCTGGTTGTATATCTAATTTAAATGTACCAAATCTCCAAGACTCAGCGACAGCATCGTTTTCTATTTTTATGTTAACAAACCTGCCTCTGGCTCTAGTGTCCTTTTTATCAGTTGATGAGGTAATTGTAAAGGGGCTCAAACTGCTTGAACTGTCAGATTGCTGTGGATACCTTTTAATTCCTAAGGTAACTTTGGCATTTCCTGCGATTGTTTCAAAGTCTGGAACAAAACGTCTAACAGCTAAGAATGTTTCTCCTGCTATTCCGCCTTGAGCTTGTAGGTCAAAATCAAAAGATTTTATAAATGATGAAACTGTTGTAACAGCTCCTGTTTCATCAACCTGGTCAGTTCCTACTTCATGTTCAAATAATTGTGATCTACCTAAACCAGACTCTCCAACTACTACAGGAAAGGTCCCTGATGCATTACTCGTGAACTTTGTTGCAAAAGGTTTTGCATATATCTCTGCGTCTATCCAAGTTGTTCTAGCTTCTGTGCCTGTATACCAAACTTTATCTGTATAATTATATATCACATATTTATCATTATAGTCTGAGTTTGCAGACGGATAGTACCAAATAACTTCTGTATATAAATTATTTATACCTGCAAATACTTGTTGTCCTTTTGTAGTGTCAATATTATCATAAACAAAATCTTCTACAGAGCATGGTAATGTTTTAACTGTACCATCAAACATAAAGAAACCTTTTGGTGATAACCAAAATGCAACACCATCTATTTCTACAGCTGCATTCTTACCTATCAATCCACAGTTTGTACCAACTTGTTCAAAACCAAATGTAAAAGGTGCACCTATAAACTTCATTGTATACAAAGCGTTGTCTGTCCAAACTAGAATACTTTCTTTTGCTTTTAGTGCTCCAATAATTTTACTACCGTCTTGTAGTCTTTGTGAACCAGCAGAATTAATTGACGTAACATTATAGCTATCTATATTTTCTTGATCAGAAAATCTTATAAACATATCGTCTTGTGTTGATGTATTACCTATTGTTGTTTCTGTTCCAAGATGAATTAAGTGTCTAGTTGTAGGTGATACTAACGTGACCCTTGATGCCGTAGGATTATTTCCTGTTGCAAAATTAGTCGTTGTAGTTGATGCTCTTGTAGTAAGTCTAGCACCATCACCGGCGTTCCATGTAAATGTTTTACCGTTTGCAATAGTTGCGATCAATACTTGACCAAAGTTACTAAGTGACCATAAACCAGGTTCTAGTGATACATCTGATGCAGATGCAGCTTCACCCCAGTTACCTGTGCCCCAACTATCTATACCCCAACCATAACCATATGACTGTGCTCTTGGTCCTACAGGCTCGTATGGTTTTATACTTAGACTACCACCAGTTGATACTGTTCCTGATGCATTTGATGTCTGTGTAATTGTAAATGTATTTGTTGTTGGAACTGTTATTACTTGAAAGTTTTTATCTTCAAAATCTGAATTACTAAAACCTGTACCTCCCGGTAGCGTAACGTTATCTAATATAATAATATCTCCTACAGATAAAGAGTGTGAAGTTTTTGTAATTGTACATGTAGGTGATCCGTTTGTAGTTGCAATTGTTGCACCTGTTATTGTAGCTTTCAAAGGTGATATGTCATACAGTTGACCTTCAAAGTATAATAATAAAAACTTATCTGTTCCTATTGCAACATATCTATTACCATCTAAATCTACAAAAGCATGTTGTGCTCTGGCTACACCTACAATTGTATCTGTTACAAGTGAGGCCCAACCTCCAACCTTTTCAGGTAGACCATATCTAAATCTTACGTTGTCAGAATCTACCCAACGATTTTCTGCTCCTGCTTCTGTGTTTTGTTTATCTATTCCAGGTCTAAATTTGAAATCAATTAGAGCCATGCATTAGCTCCTATATTTTATCTTTGTATGCCCAGCCTCTTGTTGCATTTACAAATACTAAAGTAAAGGCAGCGCCGTTTGTTGATACAACTAAATTAGATGCAGCTCCTAATATGTTTGAACCATTTCTAGCCACAGTTAAATTGTTTGATCCAAAAGCATTACCACTATCTATAAATGTAACCTCACTACCTATAGCCGGTGAAGCTGGTAGTGTTACTGTTACAGAAGAACCTATACCACCACCTGATGTATTTATTAAAAGTTGATCACCATCCACTGCAGTGTATGCTGAAGGAACTGTGTAATATCCTTTTTGTCTTATACCTAAATTTATATTTGTGCCATCAGAATATAAAACAGAAGTAGACCCTGCTGATAAAGCAATACCAGTTCCTGATGCTGTTTTCACTGTCAAAGTATAATTACTACTAGACCTAGCTGTTGCATCTTGAACTATAATAACTCTTTCTGAAGAGTCAGGCATTGTTACATTTCTGTTTCCTGATAAAGTTCCTGTTAGTTTGAAGTATAGATTTTTACCATTAGAGACAGCATGACTAGCTAAAGATAGAGCTACATCACCAGATCCAACATCTATACTTATGTATCCACTAGCCGCTTGTTCTAATATCTGTAAATTTGTATTTGTAATTGTACCCCAGGTACCTGACTTTTCACCTGTAGTTATTAATT